CAAGGATAAGGAAAGATATCCGGAAGGTCCATGGTGTAAGGTGAATGATTGGGTTATGTTTGCAAGATATGCAGGCAGCCGAATCAAAATAGATGGAGGGGAGATTCGTCTGCTAAACGACGATGAAGTTTTAGCAACAATCGATAGTCCAGAGGACATCTTGCATGAGTTTTAACATAGGAGGATACTATGCCAGACGAGGAAAAAAAGACGGTCGATATTGATACATCGGGACCCGATGCAACAATTGATATCGAAGAAACAAAAGACGAAGCAGTAGTTGATACTGAGGCGCCGAAACAAGAAAAAGAAACAAACGAAACAGATAAAACATTTGAAAATGAAAGAGAAACAAAGTTAGAAGAAAAAGAAACAAAGGACGATGATAAGTTAGAGGAGTACAGCAAAGGTGTACAAGCTCGTATTGCGAAATTAACTCGTAAGATGAGAGAAGCAGAGAGACGAGAACAAGCTGCTTTACAGTTTGCACAAGGTGTACAAAAAGAAAAAACAGAATTAGAAAAAAGATTTGAAAAAACTGATTCTGATTATATCAAAAAATTTGAGACTACAATTTCATCTGGTTTAGAAGCTGCACAAAAAGAATTAGCAGCTGCTATTGAAGCAGGTGATGCACCAGCTCAAGTTGAAGCTAACAAAAGAATTGCAACTCTCGCATTTGAGAATGCAAAACTAGAGGCAGCTAAAGAAGGTAGAGAAGCAAAACAGGATAAACAACCTGTTAATCTTTCTCAAGGTAATCAAGTTAATGTTCCGCAGACTGATGATCCTATTAATACGGATCCTAGAGCTGAAGCATGGGCCGCTAAAAACTCATGGTTTGGTGCTGATAGAGCAATGACTTATACTGCTTTTGAGATACATAAGGATTTAACCGAAAAAGAAGGTTATGATCCTAGTTCTGACGAGTATTATGCTGAAGTAGATAAAAGAATCCGTGTTGACTTTCCGCATAAATTTGGTAATACTGATACTAAGCAATCGACCGCCCCTGTTCAGACAGTGGCTTCTGCTCAACGAAGCGTAAAGCCTGGTCGCAAAACTGTGAGACTCACATCATCACAGGTAGCAATAGCTAAAAAATTAGGTGTGCCACTCGAAGAATACGCAAAACAACTAAAACACACGGAAGGAGCGTAAAATGACAAAAGACGAAAAAAATACTTCTCGTGCGAACCAAACACGGTCAAAATCTGAGAGACCGAAAGTGTGGGTTCCACCATCTTCTCTAGATGCACCCCCTGCGCCTGATGGATTCAGGTATAGATGGATTAGAGCTGAAGTCGTAGGATTTCAAGATACGAAAAATTTAACCGGACGTTTAAGAGAAGGTTATGAGTTAGTTCGTGCCGAAGAAATTGAAAACGCAAGCGATTATCCAGTCCTTGATGAAGGAAAATACAAGGGAGTGATTGGGGTCGGTGGCCTTCTACTTGCGAAGGTACCCGAAGAGATCGCGAGGCAACGTCAAGAATATATGTCTAATAGACATAAAGAACGAAGCGATGCAGTTGATAACGATCTTATGAAGGAGCAGGATAAGAGAATGCCAATCAATATTGAAAGGCAATCTCGTGTAAGCTTCGGTGGTACGAAAAAGTAATTTTAAATATCACTGATTAATATAAACCGTACTGGAGGCCCTTTCGAGGGCAGGTACATAAGGAGTAATAACTATGGCAAATAGAAACACTGTTGGCTTTGGTCTTATCCCAACTGGAACTGTTGGAAGCAACATTTCAAATGGTGGTCAAAGCAAATACTTCATTGATGCTGGTTATAATGTTGACTTGTTCCAAGGGACTGTTGTACAGTCTAAAGTTGGATACATCAAAACTGCAGAAGCTAACATCACTGACAAATCAATCGGTGTGCTAAATGGTATATTCTTTAATGCGGCTACAACTTTGAAGCCGACATTTGCGAATAGCTATGCACAACCTATTACTCCAGCAAATAGTGAAGACATCACTGCATTTGTTATCGATAACCCTTTACAGTTATACATAGCTGGTATTGACGGCGCAGTCGCTCAAGCTAACTTTGGAAAAACTGCAGGTGTTACAGCAGGAGCTCCCGCAGGAAGCCACACTTCTGGACAATCGAGCAAACAATTGGTAACAGCGAGTATTCACAACACAAACAACCAATGGCGATTATTAAGATCGGCTGAGGATCCTGAAAACGAAGACACATCAGTAGCAAATCATACTGTTGTAGTATGTCAGAACCTTAACCAATACTTAACTAATGCTGTTAGTTGGCAATAATAGGAGCATATAGACATGGCAATATCAAGAGCACAGCTAGTTAAAGAACTAGAACCAGGCCTAAATGCACTATTTGGGCTGGAGTACAAAAGGTATGAAAATCAGCACGCTGAGATTTATACTGAAGAGTCATCTGACAGAGCTTTCGAAGAGGAAGTAATGTTAAGTGGCTTCGCAAACGCACAAGTAAAAGCAGAAGGTGCTGGCGTATCATACGATGATGCACAAGAAACTTTTACTGCGAGATACACTCACGAGACAGTAGCTTTAGCGTTCGCAATCACTGAAGAAGCGATTGAGGACAATTTGTATGACAGACTTGCGTCTAGATATACAAAAGCTTTAGCTAGATCAATGTCAAACGCTAAACAAGTAAAAGCTGTTGACCTTTTAATAAATGGTTTCACAACTTTCTTGGCTGGTGACGGTAAACCTTTAATGGCTGACGATCACCCAACAATTGCTGGCACATTTAAAAATGAGCTATCAACAAGCGCTGACTTGAACGAAACATCTCTAGAGCAATCTCTTATCGATATCGGTAAGATGACTGACGAGAGAGGTCTTAGAGTTGCAGCAAGAGGAGTGAAAATGATCGTTCCTTCTGAGCTTCAGTTTACAGCTGAGAGATTGATGAAATCTCAAGGCAGAACTGGAACAGCTGACAACGATGTAAACGCATTAGCTTCAATGGGAATGATTCCTCAAGGTTACAGAGTGAATAATTACCTAACTGATTCAGATGCTTTCTACATCTTGACAGACGTGCCAAACGGCATGAAAATGTTCAACAGAGCTCCATTGAAAACTGCAATGGAAGGTGATTTCGAAACTGGTAACGTTAGATACAAAGCTAGAGAAAGATACTCATTTGGAGTATCAGACCCTAGAGGTATCTTCGGATCTCCAGGAGCGTAATAATCAAATTTTTGTGGCGGGACACAGTTCCGCCACAATCAAAAAATAAGGTGAGATTTATGAAAAAATTCAGAGTTAAAATATATGCATATAGAATGCATACAGATTTTATCATCGAGTCCCTCGATGGCCCATTAGACATAGAAAATGCTATCATTGACAAATTAGGAAAAAATGATATAAAATGGGAATCTCTTGGAGAAATGCATGATCCAAGAGTAAATAGAATAACCTATGAGGAGGTTATAAATGGAGGCGATAATGCAACATCTGGAGACCCTTTACACACAGAAGAAGGGATTAGATCTTCAATGGGAGCAGGAGCATCTTAAAGAGGGTAGATATACTCTCGATATGGTTAGAATCGACCGAAAAGTCAGAGAAGTAATTAGCCGTATCAAACTTGCAGAAGCAGAAAAAGCTGATGCACAAAATAAGATAGAAGCTGCCGCTCCTCAAGTTTCAGTAGCTACTTAATAAAAAGCTACATCGTTGAATAAATTCAATTCACATTACAGGCTCTCTTGCGCTCTAGTTAAATCTAGTATATAGTTTTATCACTATACAATTAATCAGAACGTAGACGAGTATAGTCGACGGCCTAGAGACTACGTTCGAAAAAACTAGGAGGATAATACTATGGCACAAACATTGTTTAGAGGACCAGTTCTGCAAGGTAAATTTAACGAAGCAGGTTTAACTGGATTCAATCTAGAAAACAAAGAAGCAAACTACACGGTGCAAAATGCAGATTCTGGTAAAACTTTTACATCAAAAACTGATGGAATGGTTTTTACTTTACCTGCAATTTCTATTGGAAGAATATTTACATTCGTAAATACAGCTCCTGATGGAACTAACGCTATGACTATTAGCCCAAATGCTAATGATGGTATTTTGTATGCTGGATCTTTAACAGATAACAAAGATCTTATTAATACAAAAACTACACAAAAAGTCGGTGACTTTGTAGTATGTGCATCTTTAAACTCATCAACACATTGGACGATTGTTGATGTGCAAGGTGTATTTGCTAAAGAAGCGTAATAAATAATTTAGTGTGGGCTTCGGCCCACACATAAATTTTAAGGAGAACTATGTCAGATCAAAGGTTTACAAGAATAACAAGTACAGGTCAGGTAAAGACAATCGCTGGAGGATCTACTAATATTGGTCCATGCAGAATAACTTATATTCAAGCAAAAGGTCATGCTTCCGGTCAACTTGAATTAAGAAATAGTGCAGACAATTCTGGTGATTTATTATTTCAAGCACACTTTGCAACAGAAGGTTTAGATATTTTTGTTCCTGGTGAAGGAATAAGATTTGAAGATACCGTACATGCTACTATATCGGGAACAGGATCAGTCACTTTAGGTTATACTGGTTAAGGAGGTAAACTGTGGCTAATACTACTTCCGGAACTACAACGTTCGGCAAAGATTTTACTATTGATGAAATAGTTGAGGAATCTTTTGAGCGTTTAGGAATACACAACGTAACAGGTTATCAATTAAAATCTTCAAGAAGATCTCTTAATATTCTTTTACAAGAATGGGGTAATAGAGGTATTCACTATTGGGAGATAAGAGATACTAATATTGATTTAGTTGAAGGACAAGATACTTATAAATTATATAGATCATCAGCAGAAGCCACAACTGCTGGAGATCAAGCTACTACAAAAAATAATTCAAACGCTGCAGAAAATGTTTTTAGTGTAAGCGATATTTTGGAATCACAATTAAGATCTAATACTATCGGTTCTACAGATCAATCAGATACACCAATGACAAAAATTGATAGATCAACTTATGGTGGTTTATCAAATAAAAAATCAAAAGGTACACCTAATCAATATTGGGTTGAAAGATTT